AAGGAAGTAGCTGCTGCTGCAAATGAACAGCTAAGTGTGGCAGTTGAAGAAGAGAAGAGTCAGACAGATAAAGCCCTAAAGAGTATTGAGTTAACTGATGAGGCAGTCACAAAGGTCAGAAAAGGGGAGAAGGCTCTTAATAAGGCTACTGAGAAGCTGAAGGAGAAGGTTTTTAAGCCCACCCCAAGCAACCCCACAGGAGATGTTAAAGATGAAGCAGAGAGCCTTACAGAGCCTTGTGATGAGTATCTTTCTAATGATGATGTTAGGTTGCTCAAGCAATCGCACTGTCTTACAGACGGAGACCCAAGCAATTGCAGTTTCTGAGAGTCTCAGCCAACCCTGCACAATACGTGTATATCCGGGCGGTTACTCTAAAGAAGACTTAATGAATGAATATATTATGGCACTGTCTGTCATAGGCAAGTGTGAATTACAACGGAAGCAATCACTCAATCTAAGCAAGGAATTAAAGAAACTTTACGATAAGTAAACGGGAGATAATAAAATGACCGACCAACATAGAGGATGGTTTGTACAAGTAGTAACGTCAATCATTACTTCTTTAGCAGTTCTGGCCGGTACTTTGTTTGCAGTTCAGGGTGATGTTGTAAGTGCAGACTCCATTGCGGAAGCAAGTAGATTGGAGTCAGCTTTTCGCAGGATTGGACATCTTGAAACAGCGATGAAAGAGCAGCAAGCTAATTCAAACGCTAAGATAGTTGAACTAACAAGTCAAGTGTTTAGGTTGCAAAGTCAACTAAATAAAGATCTAGATACTCTTGATATGTTTGAGAAATTCATGGATGGATTGCCTTTCGAGGCTTGGCTTAAGGAAGTAACCTACAACAAAGACAGTGAACCTGAGTTTAAAATGCTGTTGATTAACAAACAGTATGAGCATATATACGGTATAACAAGAAATAAATACAGAGGTTTAGCTGACTCTGAGATTTGGGGTCCAAAGATTTCTGAAGCATTTAGAAAGAATGCCCTTGAAGTGTTAAGAACCAAAGATAGTCTTGTAACTTACAGGTCTTACCCTAAAGATATCAATCGCGCCAGTAAAGAAAGAATGGTTGTAAGACTATATCTCAATCTTATTTATGGAAGGCAAATGGTATTTGGAATGGCCGTTGATCTTGAACAACAAGGCTTAATAAAACAATAAAATATTTTCCTCACATAATTAAACCCGGAAAGCTTGATAGGCTCTCCGGGCTTTTTATGTGTTACTCACAAGCTGAACACTCTCCTTTAGATGCTTGGATACCTGCTCGACTATAAATATAATATAGACCCAGAATATCTTCATTCAAAAAAGCTTCCTTGTGAACTTCACTAATATATCCCTCGTCTTCACCAGCAGCAAAGAATAGGTTAAGTGACTGCCATTGATCTAAATGCTTCCCTCTCGCAGCAGCAAGTCTAATAACATCAAACTGGTTAATCTCAAAAGCTGTCCTAAAGACCTCTTTCTGTTCTTCAGTTAACCAAGTGACGTGCTGAACACTTCCCATATTGTCACGTATATCTTTAATGTTAGCCTGTGTATTTACTTTAAGCTCTTTCATAAGGCTTAGAAGCACAGGATTTACTCTGTCAATCTCACCAGCAGGTGTTCTTTGGGTGTATACCATCGCTGTGTCTGGGTTTATACCTTCTGAAACACCACCCATTATTAGGGCAGTAGATTTTGTAGGAGCAATAGCAAGTAGGTGAGTGTTGGCACGATTGTACCCCTTACACCAATCTGGTTCTCCCCACTGTTCTGCAATCCACTTTGTAGCTCTCTCTGCTTCGCTTCTAATACCTTTAAAGATTTTATTATTAAGCATGTGAGCTTCGAAACCACCAAAAGGTATACCCTTGATTTGGAAAAGTGTGTGTAGACCACAAACACCAAGTCCTAAAGCACGACCTTTCTTAGTTGCTGCAATAGCTTTTTCAAGACCGGGGATATTCTTACCCCTCTCAAGAAATTCCTGTACAACACAATCAAGAAATATTGTTGCATGGTACACTGCGTCAGTGTCTTTCCAATCCTCATAGAAGAACAGGTTCATGGATGCGAGAACGCATGTATATGTATACTCAGCACTAGAGTGCAGCATGATTTCATTACAAAGCTGTGGAGCTTTAACATCGAGACCATGTTCAATATACCACTCAGGGCGCTTGAGGTTCGCTTTATCAGGGAAGAAGAAATACCCCTTACCTGTCATCATCTTAGTCTTTAATGCTGTCTTATAACGATCAAGGGCATCTTCATCCCCATCTATTAGAAGGTTAATGAAATCATTAGATACATTCCAACCAACATTATTACCATCTGGTTCTGCTTCAAGGTATTCACACACCTCGTAGAAGTCGCTATGGTCGATTGGAAGATAGCCTGCCCAGCTACCACGCCTTGCTGTGCCTTGTGCAACATACTCCATATCTTTCTGGAAAAGCTGGAGCAAAGGTACAACACCAGATGTCTTACCACCGATACTAATATCAGAACCACGGCCACGAATATCACCGAGGTATCCAGCAGTACCGAATCCCATCTTAGTGAGCATGGCAGTTTCATGTCTCGCTTTATAAATCTCATCAATACTATCCCCCACATAACTACCAGCACAACTTACAGGTAAGCCTCGGTTTGTTCCGGTATTGGATAAAACAGGTGTTGATGGTGATACCCAACCTTTCCACATTAGATCAAAAAAGGTATGTTTCCATTCCTGTGGGTTTGGTGTGTGTGCTGCTAGTGTACTTGCAATCCTCATATACTGTTCTTTAGGATTTGCAGCTTGGTAGAGGTACTTCTCTTTGAATAGCTGGTAGCCACCTGTACTCCACCACGAAGGAGCTAATTCCTGCTCTTGTAGCTTCTTACGTTCTTCGCTTAATTTCTCATACGCCATTAATATAACCTCCTGTCCAATTCTTATGTTTTTGAATGTTACCTCTTAACATTTTTGCAACTCCTGTCTTATCTAATCCAAATTCTTCTGAGAATTTTCTAACATTTTTTCTATAATATCTAAGACCATCTGGAGAAATGGCTGTACTAACTAACATTGAAAGTAAAACCCTCCTTATCCCAATTTCTTACATATTGATTACCTTGTGAGCTAAAGAAGTCTTGCATCTGAAAACCGTTTATTCCTTTGTAGAACCAAACAGCTACAGGGTTATACTCAACTTTATATATAGGCTTTAGTCCTAGATTTTCAAGGCAATAGTTAACACGGCTCTGAGCAAAGTGTTCTAATTGTATATCAGTAATGCCATCAATCTTACCTTTAGAAAAGATACGTTTAATAATGACACGTTCATGTTGGAAGACTGTCTCTGCGGCAGTATACATATCCTGCTCTAGTTTTTCAATATCTTTCTCATCTATCTCACCAGCCTCAAGCATTTCTGCCTGAAGTGTTCTATACAACCAACCAGCGGCTTCAGCGTGTAGGTTTTCATCACGAGCAGAGAAATTAATACCACTCACTAGGTTCAGTAGTTTATTCTTACCTGAACTTTGGAAGTGCTTTAAGAAAGCGAATGAAGTATATAGAATAGCCCCTTCTCCGAATGTAAAAGCACCCAAGGCTCGTAGATCATCTCCTCCATACAGTGTATTTTCAAGAAACTTGATACGTTGATTAAGGTCTTCATCATCTTTATAACTCCTATAGAATTCATCATCTGCTAGACCAAGCTCTTCATTAATTTTTGAGTAGAATTTGGCATGTACTTGTAGTTCCATTGCGCCAAACATAGCAGCCATTGGTTGTATGTCAGCAGGTCTTGGAAACTTTCTAAATACAAAGTTCAACCAAAACTCATCACCAATTATTTGTTCATACTTAGTAAATAAACGTAGAAGTTCAATAGTTCCAAACCTCTCTGACTCTGTCATGTTAACCATTATATCTTGTTTATCTTTATGTACCTTAACTTCATCGTGAGGCCAGAAGTGGTGTGCTTGTTTGTCTGCGTACCACACAGCCTCTGGATAGTCCACGGTAAATTCTGATTTTGGTGTTCTTAATCTAACTGCCACAATTATTCCCCTGCTTTTGTATATATATCAGACTGAGCCTCTGCTCTCCTGCTCATACGTCTCATTTCTTCTTTTAGAAAGATGTCTTCTGTGGAGTATAAGAAGGCACCTAATGAAGCGGCACCAGAACCTCTCCAGTCAAAGTCTGTTCTTTCACTTCCTTCCACCCGGTTACATAACACAACATCATTCCTTAGATTTCTGTGATTACACTCGACCATTTCATAAGGTCTTGTGATGTCCATTCCATTTGTGTGTAGAATTCTAGCAAGCTCTGTCGGTTCAGGTTGTGGGTCAACCCAATCATCAAGTAGTTGCAAATCTGAAACACTTAAATAAAAAAAATTCATAGGGTTTGTTTCTCCGTCTTGTTATTAAAATATCTTCTCCAAAAGTAACCACGAATAATAGATATAAAAGTAAAGATTACTGTTATTCCTAAGTTATCTACAAATGTGGTTGGTAGGTTATAAATTGGAGCGATTAAAAAAGTCCAGATCAGAAGCGATAGCAACCAACCAGTCCCCACATTTAGTACCTGTTCTACTAGGGAGTGTTTTTTACTCTGGCTCATAGTTCCAGCAACTGTGGTTGTCAATTAACTGACGGTGTTGAATGAATCCAAAGAAGTTACCGGAATGGTAACCAAGCCCATTAGTATAACCTGTCACACCCTCCGTGTCAAGGTCTGCTTCACAATCAATTGGAGTACATTGATGTTCAAAAGGAGACGCATGTACTGGTTTAGCGTCTACCAGAAGGCTGTATAACATTTCAGCTTTCTCTAGGCTTTGGTCAGTAAGACGATAACTAACCTGAGCACAGCAAGATGACGATATTTTCAATGCATCTTGTAAACTGAAGCCTCGTTTGTGGTCTAGCACCTCCATTTCTAAGCTTAACTTATAGTATCCAGAAGCCTTCCAAACACCCTCACCGTAGTTGCCAGAGTAGTAAGGTACATGCCACTCACCTATACGTAGGAAAGTTGGCTCAGACTCTTGAGAAGCCTTGTACATACAGTTTGACAACTCTCTGATCTCTGGTTGAGCATCCTTGTGACTACGTAGCCAGAAAAAGTTATCGTACTCTGTGGCTGTGCATACAACCTTAATAAACTGGAAAGGTTCTAGCAGTCTATTAACGATTTGTTTGTGGTACCCAGCTTCATGGAATGCATTAGCATGAAAGATAGCGTCATTCCTAGCAAGATCCCAAGCTTCCTCTCGGCTTGGTTGGGAAAACTCTTCACCAAAACCAAAAGTATTTGAATCATTTTCTACTGAGTTATAACATTCATCGTCAGCTTGCATGCCTTTCTGGTGAGCACCCCAATGAACAGGTTTAGCTGTATTTTCACGGATGTTATTAATCATCTTAGGGACTGGGATAGCGCGACTACTAGCAGCGTTTCGGCTGAATAATCTGTGCGTCATAAACTCTGCGTGAACAAAGCGAGGATAGTTCAGTTCGTAAGTTGTTACACGTTTGCCCGCAGGACTTACGCTATCAGCAATAATCTTGGCAGAGATTCCACCCTTACCTTGTACTTCAACCATACTTTATGACCTCCTGCATTATAAGTCTTGTGAATACTTCCGGTTTAATGTCTTCGTTCTTCTGCCTCATCTTGATAGTGTGCGCTTCCCTTGGTTCAATGAAGTTTCGACTATCCCCTTCGAAGTCATTAAAACCTTGCCCTGTGAACTGAATGATATAAATGTTGTTGCCACTAAATTCGTTAATTATCGGCAAAGTTTCTTCAATAAAACCTGAGTCAGTAAATACAACACCACGTTCAAAGTCTCCAATAGATATAGAGCCTGCTGATTTCTTGCCAAAGAAGTCCTTACCGAGATTAGGCTTAGTCATAACTTCGCTAACAAAGATTAAAAAGTCTCTTGGAGACCTGCCTCGGAAAATACTGCAAGGCTTTTCTTTTAAAACTCTGTCGGTACAGTAGTGAATGAATTGCCCGTAGTTGTTACAGTTTGTGAAAGGATATGCACTTTGATACAGCGCAGTTTTAAATGCTTTCAGCTCACAACCGTACAACTCTTGAAGGCATTTGCCGATAGTGTCTTTACCAGCCCCCGAGGGGGCGTTAAGTAAGAGTATTTTATTACTCAGTAGGTTCATCTTCGACTACCTCGGATAGCTTTTGGGTCATTTCAATAATATCTGACAAGTCTACTCCGACAAAGTCATGAGGCTTCAACAGCTTCTTATCATGCTCACGGATTACGGAATAGAATTCATCCCCATCTTCCATAGTAGTCAGACGAACAAAAGCAGCAACGCCTTTTTCTTCATAGAACTTGACAGTCTCATTAGCATATTCAGGAGTGTCGTGGAACTTGGTTAGGTTGTTGTCACAAACTCTCTCCAAGGCATCACTAACATCTACACCACAGAGCTGTAGTTTCTGGTAGAGACCAATAGCAACGACCATAACGTCTGCAACACCATCTACAAGCTCTGTGAGATCCTTATCAGCAACTGCGTTATAAGTTTCAGCAGCCTCTTCTACGATCCTGTCGCTTTGATTGCCAACCTGTTCCCAGAAATCTTCACTCAAAGGTCTGACGCCCTTGTTGCCAATCAAGTTGTTGAATAAAAAGATTTTCTCGTATACTGTCATAAATTTTACCTCTTCTGTGTGTTTATCGTCAACTACTTAGGCGTACTTTTTAACAAGATAGTCTAGACTTACCATCATTGGGTTTCCGAAACCTTGCTTAACATCATGTAGTACAGTGATGCCTCGAAAGTGGTTGTTACCTTGTGGGCCTTTGTATTCCTCATCATGAGGGTAGAAGGCACCATTTACAATACCAATCTGCATCTTACCGTCAATGCTGGGTTTGATTGCAATGTCAAGGCACTGTTTATGTCCAACAACGAAAGACCTCCCAACATTTTTAAGAACATTCAATGCTGTGCCACCGTATGGCTTACCTGTCATTGGGTTCGCAAGGTAGTGGACGTAGAAGATACCGTTTTCCATTACTGGTTGAAGGAAATCGTATACTTCCCAACCATATGATTCTAGGTTCAACAACTTTGTTCCGAGAAATCCATGCAACTCTGGGGTGTCGTTAGTGAATCTATCAATACGATCTTCGTGATTACCCATACAAAAGATCATACGTGGAGAATACACTTTCTTTTTGTTTCTTCTCTGACTCTCTTGGAGCTTCTCTAGTGGCCCTGTGATCAGAGCCATGCCCTTGTAGCCAGCATCCAAGTCCTCTTTAATACGGCGTCCCTCAAAGGCTTTCTTGCCCCTGTCGTAAGAAGATAGCGACGGCATATCAAAGTGGTCGCCAATATGCACAATAACATCTGGCTTCTTTGCTACGATGTACCTGCCTAGTGCTTCGAGGTGTGTAAAATCTTGATCTGGTTTACATTGTGTGTCTGCAATAATTAAATGCTTCATATATCTTATGCCCTCTCTGTGAATACGTAGGATACTCTAGGATTATACTTATCAACTTCTGTTTCCTGTAGTACTTCTACTTTAATATACTCATCGTTGTCGTCTACAATAATACCCAGCTCTGTTAGAGCGTCATAAAGAAACTTTGTATTAGCAGCTATGAAGTTGTGTTTGTCTGATCTGCGTCTACTTTGTTTATAAAGCTTAGCAGTAACGTCGATTGGTTTATCGAACTTCATTTTATCCTGCTTTGTGTCTACAAGTATCTGTCTAACTATCTCTTTGAACATTTTCTTGGCTTTATTGTATTCAAGGTAATGAGCATTATTCGTATAGTTGAGATTGATTCTGAATTTTTTATCCTCCTTAGTTTTTCTAGGGAGCAGAACGACTAGTGGACAGTCGATCTTTAATACTTTAGGCACTGTCAGGCTCAGGTGGATGCCAACGATCACCTTTCAATCTTTGCATCCATAACAAATCAGCCTGCTCTTTCATAAGCTCTGAGATAAATTTCTCTTGATCTGTACCGTCCCAAGATTTATAAGAATAGGTTTCTGTTTCAGAGTCCCAACCCTCTTGCTCACTGTACCAAGCCAGATAAACCTCATAGCAACGCTCATATAGCTGGAACTCAGTAACGCAATCATCAAGCAATGCCTCTGCACCTTTCTCTCCAATAGAAGCAATCTTTCTTGTGCCATACTTTTCTGCAATTAATTTAGAAAGACCTTGGCATCCGGGTATGTTGTCAGATGATTTGTCACCTTTCAAGAGTTGTTGATAGAAGTTTTTGTTGGCTTGCTCCATTGTAATGAGAACAACAGCATCATCTTTGTCTGGATTGAAGTGATTACCGGGAGTATCCCGTAAGTCTTTATCAGCAGACACACAGACTGTTGTAGGGTTGTCTTTGTTTTCTAGATAACCCCTGTATGCCACAACAGAACAAGCATCGTCAGCCTCGTTACCGTGGATTACAATGGCACCTAAAGATTCTACGTACTTCCTTACATTATAAAACCAATACGGTTTTTCTGTGTTATCTCTGTTGCCTTTGTATTTTAAAATTGTTGCAATCTTTTCTCGATAGTTGCCTTTGCCTGTGAGATAGATCTTGTATTTCTTAGCTTTAAGTTTTGATTTAATTGATTTCATCTGGAAATCAAAAGATTCTTTCGCGTCTTCTTCTGTAAAGTACTCAAGTCGTGGGCGAATTTCGTAAAGTTTATCCGCTTCCATAAAGAATTCTGACTGGTCTTTTACATAACCCTTCGCTTCCTTAGAGTATTTAAAAGTCTCAATTAACTCACCATCCTCAAAGATATCGTAGTAAGTGTGTTGAGCAACAGAAGCAGCACGATAGACTAGAATATCACCATCAATAGCTACGGTATCAAAAATCATTGTAAACCAGCCCTTAGAGAATGCTTAAATTTGTCTACGATTTCATACTCTGTTATGTCACCGTTAGCTATCGCTTTCTCAATAGCACCTTCCGGTAAATCCTCATCTTCTTTCCTGTTGTCGTAGATAAAGTCTGAAACCAAATCATCTACAGCATTAATTATATTTTGATATTTACTCATAGAGTTACCTCTTAATAAAAAAAAGGCGGAGCATAACTAGCCCCCGCCCTTGATTAGTTCTTAGTAATCTGATTCTTCATCAGGATCAAATGGAGGTTCATCTTCACCTTCAGGTTCGCTGTTACCAGTAGTTGAGTAGTCTTCGTCGCTCTCCGTAGAGTAGTCGGCGTCTTCAACAACTTCACCGATCTCGTCAACACTATCGCCAGATTGATATTCAATCAGGTTGTCAACACGAACAGCCTTAAGCTTTGCAAATGTCCCAAACTTGTTGTTAATAATATCGTACATAACAACACCAGAAGATCCGTTGGCAACCAACTTAGTCTTAGTGATGTCAGCAAGAAGTACCTTACCTGCTTTCTCGCCAATGTTTTCATAAAGCTTTGCGCGATACTTAGGGTCACACTGTACGATTTGCTTTGTCTCAAAGTCTTTGAAGTGAGTATCTTTCTTCAACTTAACAACAAACTGCTTGTCTTGGTCAGCGAACGGAGCGTCAAACTTGTAGATCTTTTTGAACTCTGCATTGCTAAATGCTTTTGCTGGTTGCTTAGCAAACTGCTTAGTCCAACGCCCTGCTGCTGCCTCACTGATAACACAATCAACAGTCCACTCTGTATCCTGTGGGCCTTCCGTCTCAAACTTCTGAGCTGGTTGTTGAATCTTTACGTAAGCCAGTGTTACATCTTTCAGTACTGCCATAGTATGCTTCCTCTTTTTTGCTATTGGATTTAAACTGCTGCTTTTGTCTTAACTTTGCCGTAAGCATCGTTGTGAGCTTGGATACGACGAACTCGTGCGTACAACTCAGCGAACTTCTTACGATCAGAGTTACTCATTTCTTTAAGGTTCTCAGCGCAAGCTGGAATACCACTCTCTTTCTTTCCGTTACTACCTCTGGTTGTCAGTGGAGTTGTTTGACGTGGTGTGAGGATAAAATCAACACCCGCTGTAAGCCACCCTGAGACTTCCTTTGGAGGAGACTTGCGATAGCTAGTGCCACCGCCCTGCTTATCGTTTGGGTGACGCTTCTGGTGACGCTCAAGCTTTGCTGCTCGGTTCTTTGCAGCCTTGCTTTGATAAGCTGCATAGTAATTCTTCTGAGCTACACCGTTTCTTCCTGCTCTTCCTGCCATTTCTTTTCTCCTTTTGTGCGACTGTGTGAGGTATACTATAGGGGTTACTTATTAAAGTCAACCCATGATAGCTTTATTTAATAATTAGTGAGTTTCACTCCAATTTGCTCCGATGTCGTAGTCTGCTGCCAGCGCAACACGGAAGTTATAGTACCGCCCAGCTTCGGCCATAGTCTCTGAGAACACTTGGCCTACCTCAGACCAGCCTCTTTTATAGACACCACCTCTTTCCTTGACGTTACTAAGAACCTTACCTTCTATTTCAAAAGACTTAGCTTCTTCCTTTGTGTCAAAGGTGTACATATCTATAAGCTTTGGACTAACCTGCCACTGGCACTCATC